TCTGATGAGCGGATACATCCCAAGCCCAGAGGACTTTTGTCCAATTTGTAGAATGCCCAGTTTAACTGGTACTGATCGTAACACAATCAAATGTGTTAGACCTAATTGTGGTTACACTGACAGAGGTCATTGTTCATGAGATGCGAGTACTGCGGTTATCGAACCGAGTTCTGCACTTGTGCATCGAGTGGATCATGGTGTCCTCGATGTAATTCTGGCCCCGGACGATGTTCCTGTCCGTGGTGGAATATTGTGTCCCCTAAACAAGTAAAGAGGCCCGATTCCTATGGAATCTGAAGAATGGGGTTTCACCTGTGACGAATGTCACTTCCGACCGAGCAAAGACTCGGCCGATGATTACGTTCGTATTGCAAGAGCAAACCCGACGTGGCGTTATTCACATCGCTCCTTTAATCTCAAGTATCCTGAGCGATGTCGTAATTGTGAGCGTAACAAGAAACGCTTCCAGCGTATGCGACGCAGACTCACCAAGATATACGATACTGCTGAATTGCTTGGTGAAGATGATTATCGTTATCGAAGACCGAAACTCATTACCTTTGCACTTCCGTCATTATTCACATTTGACGAAAGTGGTGATGAAGAATTGGCTGCTTTGAAGAAATTACTTCCTGCAGCTCGTAAGATTCTCCACGATCATGGAGTTCGTGGTGGAGTATATGTTCCCGAGATGACGACTCGGAGTTATCAGGATATTGGTGGAATGGGTTTCAAACATCATGCCCATGTCCATATGGTTGCGGTTGCACCATTTATTCACAAAACTAAATTGAAAGAGTTCTGTGAGATACTAATGCCATTAGGATTAGGGAGAATCAACTACGTTGCTCCTAGAGGTGTTGGTTCTAAAGGAAGAGTTGCTTCCTATATCTCAAAATATTTGACCAAGGATGGCAGAGTTTGTGCATCCTTTGGAATTATGCGTAAATCAGTCAAGAATCTTGTAGACTGAATATGCTATTGCGGCTATGCCGATAACTGGTAAAAGTCGAAGTCCGACTGAACCTACGATTCGTAGTTTACCATAGTGGCTTGTTGCCATGTAAGTCAACGCAGTATAAGCGGCTGCTTCTACAACCCAGTTTTCAGGTATTTGTTTTACGTCTTCCATTATTTTTTGTGTTAACGAAGACTCTTGTTCACGATCATCAAGGTTTGTGATCGGTGAGTAATTTGAATCGGCATGAGATTGCCATGCCATTTTGTAATGATTCATGTGAATCACTTTCGTGCTTTGACAGCACCAACACGACGTCCATTAACGTACTTGTATTGAATCAAAGTACCCTTGCGGAACTTACCGCCAGATGTCTTTTTCTTGAATGCTTTTCCTAATTTTTCTGTTTGCGATCTCTTCGAGCTTCGCTTTGCATATGTTTTCTTTCTTGCCATCATGAGCACACTCCTGAGGAATAAGTGAATGCCTTCTCAAGGAGTCCCGTTGAGTATAGCAAAATAGTTGCTATCATCATTTCAAGACGGTTCTCTTTCAGAAGATTGAGAAGGCGGAGGGAGGTTCCAACGTCAGAACAGGTGTCGAGCGGATTGGTTAGGATGCTCTCGTCTCCCTCCATTTCAAGCACGCTCCGCATATACGCCATGGTATGTGCCAGCGGCTAAATTGAGTACAATTCTGTATGTTGTGCCAGTTGCCTGTGGGTCAACACAAATGAGTCCCATTGGTGCACAGAATCCTGAGGCTTTTGCAACACGGCCAGCAATGGCAGTGGTAGCAAGTCTTGCGACTTGTTGCATATGAGAAGCAGATTCGCCAATGTATTCATCATGAACATATGGTGTCTCATCATTATCAGCATTGAGATTTGTCGATATTGCTTCTACTGCATTATCACTAGAAGCATCGAACAAATTGTTGAGTGGATCTGTACTTACACTTGCAGGTACAAGCGGTGAACCAGATGGGTCTGGTTGTGAACGAGTTTCTGCATAACTCTTGATTAATCCAACCGAAGAACGGTTGCCTTGGTTTCCATCATGATTTCCTAACATTGTGAGTTGGAAATTGTCTGGTAGACCACCATCAGAGTGCATAGTGGTCATCCTTGAGTATTCCCATTCATCAGGTGAAATGGATACGTGTGTACTATCGTCTCCAAACATCTCTGGATCCATAGTTGTATATTCAGTATGAGCTGGTGTCATACGAACTTTGAAATCGTGATACTTAGGTCGAGGTGTCTCACTAAGTTTTGTCATGTCTTGGTAAATACCAAAGCCACGGTTCCATGCGTTCTTTGTAACCCATGAATCAGGCAAGGTATGTAGATCTACAATACCGTCTTCATTATTGTATAGTTCAACAGAGTTGACGTAGTAATAGACGCCTTGCCTGTAGAATTTTCTGTTGATAACTGACAACGCACGTGCGATGTCAATGTATCGTGTGTCTCCACCAGAACCTACGAATGATAGACGTAGGACTGTTGGTGATGTTTTGTTATACTTTTTTGCGGGAAGATTTGCGCCTGCCATGCAATACCCTTTCATGACAGGGTTATTAATTCTTATCTGGTAGGTAGTTTCAAAATAACTACCATTATCCGACATCTGATGAGCGGATACATCCCAAGCCCAGAGGACTTTTGTCCAATTTGTAGAATGCCCAGTTTAACTGGTACTGATCGTAACACAATCAAATGTGTTAGACCTAATTGTGGTTACACTGACAG